GTGGTGCAGGACTTGTGCGCCACGAACTTGGCCTTGCCGGTGTTGTCCGCGCGGATGCCCATGAACTTGCCTTCCAGCGTCTGCTTCTGGTATTCGGTGGATTCACCGCGGGTGTTCACAGAGTAATCGTTCAGCGCAAACTGGGTCTTGTAGACCACGATGCCGATGTAATGATCAACACCGGAGTCATCCTCCTCGGTCACCACATAACCGAAGCCGCCGATGGGCGGATCGTCATCGGTCACCGTCACCACGCTGCTCTCGCTATCTTTGGTGTAGCCGAGCACATCGACCTGGTCATCATCGTCCAGATAGCTCACATCGATGCTCACGCTGCCGCCGGTCACGCCGGAATCGACCATGCTCAGCACATTGTCGCTGTACAGCGTCGCGTTGCTGCGCGTGTAGGTCAGATTGACCGCGCACAGGCGGGCGAAAATTTTGCCGGACGAATAGGTCGGCGCGGAGCCGTCCGTATAGGTACCGGGCGCAAACATGGCATAAGCCACGCCTTTCATTGCCATATCAGGTTACCCCTTTCTTTTTAAGATATTCATTGAGCGCTTTCTCCATGGCCGGAACAACGGTCTCGTTCTCCAACCGGTTTACATCTTCCACCCAATGGTCGCCGGCGCGCTCATGCACGACAACATGGCCTTTTCTACGTTTGATCGCAGCGGATGAGTTGTTCACTCCGTAATGCGTGTACATGGCCTTTTCGACATTCTTGACCTTGCGCTTGCTGTCATACCCCTGTGGGTACACTTCCACATACAAGGATCCTGTCTTGTCGGACTTTGGTTCCTTGTATCCCATGCTGTCGCGCATCTGTCCGGTCAGCACATGCCGGTTGGCTGCCGTTGTGGTCCATGCCTGCACGGACTGGTCAGCGCCTGCGCGGAGCATCATGGGCGACAGGTCTTCCTGCACGCCCTGGGCTGTGTTCTCCAGCCTGTCGATCAGCTCCATCAGGCCTTCCGTGTACATTCGAGCCATCAGGCCTGCCCCCTCAGCACGATCTCCCAGTGCCATTGCACCATGGTCGGATTCGTAATGAAATTGCGGCCAACCTGACGGAATGTGATCATATGCGCCGCGGCGGCCAGCACCTCTCTCACCTCATCGGCCTGATCAGCGCCGTCATCGGTGGTATACAGCCACACGTTCACGGTCATTGTGCGCTTCAGCGGCTTATTGTCTGCCCACATAATGGTGTCGGACGCAATGTCAACCACGCCGTAGTCTCCTTGCGGCGCATTGGTCCAGGCATCCATCACAAAGGTCGTGCCGGTCGTGTTCAGCGCTTCCAACAGATCAGTCAGCATCTGCCACACTCCTCTGCACGGTCAGCTCGATGCCGCCGTTCCGGTTATAATATATACGCACAATGTCGTACATTCTTCCGTTGTACTCCAGCTGCCGCTCCTCGTCATACTCTTCCATCACGGTCAGCGTGAACACATAGGACAGCTGCATGGACGCGTTCTGCGCCTGGTAGAAGTCACTGGCATTTGCCGAGGATCTCCGTGCGTAGCGCTTTCTGCGCGTAACGGTCGGCGCGTCATGCACACCGTGCGTTCCCGGTTCCTCATGCATCAGGTAGATCACGCATTCAGGACTCAATGCCGTCACCCCACTCCGTATACCGGCTGCTGCTCATCATCAGTTCCTTCATGTCCTTATAGGAGTCGATGAGCTGCTGATAGTTCGCCGGATTCCCGAACCGGGCCTTGGCATACACGATGCAGGCCTGCTGATGGTAGGCATCAGAGGCATTGGCGTGGATGCCGGCCATGCCGAGGTCGATTTTTGCGGCCTCCAGTTTTGCCGTCAGTTCATCATCAAAATCATTGATGGTCAACTTCAGGTCCTTCTTCAGTTTAGACAGCATAGACATTCACGCCCCTTTGTTTATCAGTTGGCAGCGCGATCGTAACGGACGAATGCGGCAGCCATGTCCAACTTGCCGTCAGCCAGGCACACAGCACGGTACACAACGCTGTTGGAGCGGAAGCCGACGGAGTAGTCCTTGGCCACATTCACGCCCTCTCCCAGGTTCATGTGGTAGTGCTTGGGATCGCCGTAGAAGATGTTGTCGGTGTTGGAGATGGTGCAGGCATCGTCCAGGATCACATCGTGGCCGAACAGCTTCAGACCGAAGCCCTCGTTCACATTCACGAAGGAATCATGGTTGCTGATGTTCATGACCTCGCCATAGAACACGGCAGCGGGCATGATCCACACAGCGCCGGTCTGGAAGTCGGCAGGCAGAGCGCCCATGATGGTCAGCAGGTCCTTCTTGGTGGCCGCAGCGCGGGTGAAGGTGCCGGTATGGGTGCTGATGGTGGTGGCAATGCCGGTGGCCTTGCTGGAGCCGTCGCCAACGATCACAGCGTTCTGCAGGGCGGACTCGATCTTGTTGGCCAGCTGGTTCACCAGATATGCCTCGAAAGCGTCGATGCTCATCTGATTGACGGTGGCAGGCACTTCGACCGTCTTGATCAGCTGGTACGGGGTCAGGTCGATGTAGGTCAGCGCGTCCTGGCTGTCCTGAGAAGTGGTTGCCCAGGAAGCGGCATTGGCGGTCTGCTCAACAGGGATGCGGACATAACCGGGGATCTGCATCATGTCGATCTTGCCCAGCAGCTTGTTCTCCTTGATGCGGCCAACGACCTTGTTCAGGGTCTCGGTGGGGATGGCGGAAGTGGCGGTCATTGCGGCACGCTCTTCAGCGTTCAGGGGCTGGCCCATCATGTCACGGAGCCACAGGGAGCGATATTCGGGGGTGTTGGATTCATAAGTCATGGTGCGTTCCTCCTCTTCTTTGATCACGGATTTTTCGCCGCTGCCGATCTTACCGGCTGCGACAGCTGCGCGCGTCTCAGCGGCCTGCTTGGCGGCTTCCTTGCGCTTTTCGATTTCCTCGGCGATGGCATCACGCTCATCAGCCAGCTTGGTGGCCTCATCTGCGTCGGTCAGGGTTGCCATGTCAATGGCATCCAGTTCCGCCGCGCGAGCCTCCAGCTTTTCGACAGACCATTCATTCATTTGGGTCTGCCTCCTTTCTGTACTTGCTCAGCCGTTCAATGGCGGAGCTGAGCCTCTCGGCCTCCATGGCCGCTGCGCGCTCCTCCTTCAGCTTCTGCCTTGCGCTTTCCAGCGAGGCGCGTGCGCTGTCCAGCGCTTCGCCATCGGCTCGTGCTTCCAGAGTCGTGCTTTCATATGCGGGGAATGCCACCGCGCTCACCTCGAAAACCCGGCGGATACCTCTGATATGCCGCAGCGGCTTGTCGGTGTCGATGTCATCCCACGCGTCTTTATCGACCGTGAACATGAAGGACATTCCGGAAATGTCTCCACGCCCAACGGCGGAATAAAGCGTTCTTGAGTCCGCGTTGTTCTCGATGTCGAGGTCAACGCGCATGTCCATGCCATGTGCAGCCGGCATGAGCTGCATGGTGCTGTTGGCATTGTTGTTCCGGCTGCGAGCCAGCGGGATCATGGATGTGTTGTGCCCAACGAGGAATCTCACATCCTTCAGGTCGGTCTCGTCCAGCGCGCCTGCGTCAATGATCTCACGGCACCAGCCGAGGTCAGTCTCCTGACCGAACACGATCGGCGTGCCGGTAAGGAAATGCCCATGCTCATCGTTCTGCTCGGCTCTCACTTCACAGATAAAGCTCCGAGTCTCTTTTTCATTCATCCTGTTCTGCCTCCTCTTCCTCGTTTTTCTCGTCTCCGGTTCCGTCTCCGGTCTTTCCCTTGTCGAGAAGATAATACTCACCGCGTACCGGGCAATGCTGTCCCTGCTCATCCGGAAGCGGTTCATAGTTGAACAGCTCTCGGATCTCGTCGATCATCAGGATGCCTCTGTCTCCCAACTCCTTGGCCATGCTGATTTTACTGGACGTGGACATGTACTGCAGCTTGTTCGCCAGCACAACGACCTTGTTTCCTGTCGCCTGCTCACGCTTTGAGAATGTCATGCGCGTCATCACATCCGCCAGCTGCACGCTGAATGGTTCAATGCATCCGTCGAAAAACGCGTCCAGATTGTCTCCGATCGCCTTATTTTGAAGGATGTCCTCATTCACGCCGAAGAAGTTGAACACATTCGTTTTGATCTGCTCCAGCTGCACAGCGTCGATGGAATAGGGCGTGTTATGGATCTGCTGAATGTCGGAGTAGGTATTCGGGAACAGAAGAAGTCCGCCGCCGGTCTCTCCCTGCAGATTGTCACGGGAGAATCTCTGTCTTTCTTTCGCGAGATCCTATGGCTTCACGAAATTGCTCATTTTCGCCATGAACCGATAGGTGGCGCTGTTCCGGATGCCTTCCTGAATGCTCTGCTTGTTCAGGTCGATCAGCGCCAGCGTGGAATTCAGCGCCGCGTTGCTCTCTCCGAAAAAGTCGTCACGGTACTGGTGCCGCG